GGCCTTAAAGCTTTTAGAGAACTCTTTTTGCAGTAAAAAGCACAAGGCGTATGACACGCTCAAAGCCTTACGCATTACAAAAAACCTAAATTGATAACTCGTTTATGCCATAGCAACAATTACGAGTGCGTCGTGCTTGCACGTAGCACATCAACAACAATATGTCATATGCCAATGCAATGGAAATCAACAACAAAAAAATCAAAAGAAAGAAAATCAATCAAATCGTTGACATACAAAAAAAAATCATTATAATAGAAAGCATTAAGGGTAGCGACACTAAATCACGCTTAAACAAGAAAGGTTCAAAAATGAAAAAATATATCAATTATTAGTAATCGTAGATTACCAAGAAAAACAAGAAATACACACTCTACACGTTGGTCCAAAACACCAATGTGTAGCAGTTCAATTATTAGCGAAAAACACCTCAAAAAAAATATATTCCAAAAGAAGGCAAAAGTTCAATATAAAATAAAAAAAAATAGAAGAGGTCAAATAAATGAAAACAAATGTTCAATTAATCCAAACAAGAAACGAAGTAAAAAAATAAAGAAACTGGCGAAACAAAAAGATATACAAGCTTGCATTAACATAGGTAACAGATACGTGGACGTGCCTATACGCCCAGTGTCTGTTGCCGACCCAGATACACCAAAAGAAACAAAAGAAGATAAAGAGAAAGGATGCCATTTTAGAAATGGAATACATTGAAATCACTGTCAATAAATCACAACACTTTGTGAATACAGACCAAATATATAATATGCTCTGGAGTTCGGCTATAATGCAATGTTTAATATCTAACGAGTATCACCACAACAACAATGAACACACTTCATGTATTAATAGAATTAACAGAAATTACAGAAGCAATCAGAGACATCACCAAGGCTATAATGACTTATATGACAGTATAAACATTATCCAAGGTATGTTAGAAAACCTAAACGCTTCCATAGTGTATTTTACAAAAGACGGAAAGTATAAGCTCATAATGACTTTATAATTCCAAAGAAAGTATCAAAACAAAAGTTAGACTTCAACTTATTAATACAAGATATTATGAAAGGTCTACAATATAAAGACTTGGTCTTAAAATACGGAATGGTAATTCTGAAAAATGCCTATGGTATCAATCAGCTCATTAGAAGTGTTAATGATAGAAGCACAAAATTAATAAGGAGGTCAAAACAAAATATGGAGTTCTTAACAGAGTTTGTCGGTGCTATTGTATCATCAGCCACCACATTAGCAACTGGACTTGGTAAAGCAATCCCCCAATTCTTCATGGACGTATTAACTACTGAAACTGGTGGTCCTAACGTATTCGCAATCGTGGCCGCAATGTTCCTTGGTCTCTCGTTCCTAACATGGATTACTGGAAAAGCATTATCAAAAAATTTAACATGGAAGAGGCTTCGGCCTCCTTTTTCAATCAAAACAATAACTAGATTTATGGATAACAAGATCCATAAACGGAAAGGAAAAAAATGAAAAAAATATTATTCAGTATTATAGCTATATTTACATTACTTATCACAATAAAAGGGGTTCACGCTTATGATACTGGCTCTAACGTATTAACAAACAATGCTTACACAGTAACATATACTTCTGAACCTCTGGGAATCCTGGCAAAGCAATCAAAATATCAATATCATTCAATGGCGACGCAATCGGCTATGATACACTGGTTATTAATGGTATATATAGCAGTAGGTTATATATACGATACTTCAACTTCATACAGTGGAATAGGCCAAGGGTATTCACCACAAGTTACACAAACGGACAGAGCTATCTACTATCAAGGGCAATTAAAGATTAACACAACCAATATTAAGACCAGCAAACGTGTTAAAGATATACACAACCAAATAAAGCAAACACAACCATACAATTATATTACTTTTACAACACAAAAGCAGACAACTTCAACCAAGCAGTATCAGCAATCAAAACAACAGTATCAATCGTATTAATAAATGGTGGTGCTGGGTATTCAGAGGGTTACAGAACAGCTTTACAAGATAGCGAATTGTATTACAGTAACAAAATCCAACAAATGCAAGAAATGTTAGAGGGTGAAGCAACCTCGGCTTATGACTTGGCTAAAATGAATACGGTATTTATTACAATGGCGAATGGTTAACAGCATGAACAATTCGGTAACTTACAGTATCAAATAGGTTTACAAGCAAAATTCCAAAATTGGAAAATGCCTTATCAGTAATGTTCGGTGGTTTAGCATCTCTCTTCGGTTTAGGTTTAGCCTTTATCTTACAACTTGGTAGCATTGAATTAATGGGTATATCATTAAACATGATATTAGGTATCGGCTGTACTCGTCGTCTTAATCGCAATTCTTGGACTTGTCTTTGGGGTAAATAATGAAAAAAATATTTATCGTATTAACTCTTTATACTTCTGGTAGTCTTTAATAGTATTAAACAATATGGACGGAGGCACTGAAACTCATTCAACATAGTATATAAAACATCAAACTTATTATATATAGATTAACAGATAAGAGAATATAGAGCGTGGTATACCTTATAAAATGTAGAGTTCAATATATAGATATACAAATTTCCATGAAGAAAATATTTATACTTTCATACCTATACAATACAATCAATCAAGGACGAGTTCAACTATTAAGAGCATACAACACTTCTGAAATACTCTTTGATTATCATTGCAATACAACAGCAAGCAATATCAACACAACAAGCATGAATAGGTTTAGAATAGGCGCATACGACGCTTCCAACACACATATACTTTAAGGTTCAATTAGAAGAGGGGTCAAAAGCAACAAACTATGTAGTTCCAAAATAAATCCCCACATTATCAAGACAATCTATCAATGGAAGAAAAGCAAAATAGGCCTCAGAGCATTGCGGTATAACAAAATCATTAAAACAATAAACGATATCAATCACACCAGTAGGCGACTTTATCCAATGGGCTTCTATCATGGTTTTAATTAACATAACAGAAAGGAAACAAAACAAATGAAAAAATATGCAAAATTAATATTTATATTTATTATGATTATTTTTATAATGAACTATTTTATTGAAAACGCAGACGCATTCAGACTTATAATAATGGAGGTATTACAAGTACAATCTACGAAATCTTTTACAATTTTTATACAGCTTTATTCATTCAAGAAGGTAATCAACAGACTATGTTATATATTTAGGTTTTTACCATTCGTATCAAGCTTATCATTAATCTACTTGATATTATCTTGGCGTATTCATCATATAGTAGGTCACAAAATGACAAAAAGCTTATTAGATATGAGCTTCAGCACTTGGTCTTTATATCTGGGCTCTATCTTACTTTACACACAAGTTGTATGGGGATTATCACTGCTCATCATAGCAATCATAGCTCTATACTTTATATTGAAGTTCTGGTGGAATAACTCACAAGTTACAAAAGACTTTACACTCTATAACATACATATCTACGGAGCAAAGCAGAGAGGGAAAGACCTAACAACACAAACCATATATAGACGCTTTCACAAGGAATACAACAAACGTATCAAGCAATTAAAGAACGCATTAAAACTGGTCTTCAAATGAGTTATGAAAGACAACAACAAGCAATCTGGGTTCACATTTATGCGAAACCTCTCTATATCTCTAACGTGGACTATGGTTACGGTGGTTTTAGTAGTAGATATTAAAGACCTGGATACATTAATCAAAAAACTGGGCAACCAGTAAAATATAGTGATATTGTAGACGGTTCATATCAAAATATGAAGTTTCAAAAAATCCACAAATATGAAGGTCTGGACTTGTTCTTGTCAGACGTTCAAACAGCTTTACCAAAACAGACAAGCTTTACCCACTGGCTTCCAGTATTCTTCGGATTAGCTGGACAGCTTTACAATATGCTTATAATCATTAACTCCCAAGAGTTTGAAAGACCTTGGGTAAAATTAAGAGGACAACAAGATAAGTATTATAGAGCAATCAAAACAACACCGTTTAATAAATCCTTTATACAGAAGTATGTCTGGAATGAAATACCAATATTAAAAAACTATATCTTCATAAAAATCCGTAGCTATTCAGAATTACAATCAGCACAACAGAATGTCTTACCATTCAACGCAATCGGTCTTATAAATGAGGGGTCAAAACATTTAGTCTTAACAGCTGGACAAGCAACAAAAGAGCAATTTGAGGCAACCTATGGTGAAATCAAAGAAAGAACTATTGTTATAAACAAAAAACATATCATGTATGACAGCCGTATCTTCCACAAATACTTTTACGGAATAACAGCCCAAGGAGCAATAGAACTATATAACAAGATTGAAAGCCTCACACCTCCTAACTTTATAAAACAAAATGCAAGAGGTCGGAAAAGGTACCTCCTTTTACGAAACAAATGCCCAGTGGGCATTATCAAAAGCCTCGTAGCAGTTTGCCAAGGCCTTGACGTTATCAAAGACGGCAT